CATATATTCCTGAATTTCTACCTGTCAATAATAGTGATGCACTATTAGATAGTCTCGTATTCGATATTGATAATGGCGATGTGGGTACTATATTACTATTTGCATTTGTGTATAAACCTCTACCTTTTAATAATATAATATCTGACATATAACCTGTCACATGAGTGCTACCAGTAGCATCTTTCCCTATTGAAACTGGGTTTGCTGGTCCATAATTTTGACTATCTGAATAGGTTACACCGAATTGTTGGCCATTAATAAACATTCTAGTGCTACCTGAGACCTTTGATACTGCAATATGTGTCCATTGATACAAAAATCTAGCTAGAGGGCTAGCTGTAATTGCACCTACATTATTAACAAAAAGTGTAATGTTAGTTCCGTTATGATACACTAGTAGACGTTGGCTTCCTGATGTATATAAATCTATCCAATCCTGTCTAGTGCTGGGTGATGAAGTTGGATATACCCAAAATTCAATGTGCCAATCAGATGTACCAAAACCAAATGTTGTGTTTGAAGCTATATTTAAAAAATCTCCGGTCCCATCCAAATAAAATGAAGAACCATGTAATGAAGGATCGTATGAAACTGTAGGCTTAAAAGGTGAATAATTTATTGCTCTCGCTTGACCTGCTGGTGTTATTAAAAATCCAGAACCAGAATTGGCGGTAGAATTATCTATGAATCTATTAGATTGACATGTTAATAATACGGTGTTTGTTACTGCTGTTAAATTATTTGATTGTATTGTAGTATTTGCTGTATATAATGCATTGCCAATAACAAATCTAAAATTGGAAATGTAACCATTAATTAAAGATGAAGGAGTGCCTGAATCATTATTTCCTCCAATAATTATAACGTTATTTGAAGATATATTGTTAGATACGGTAGCACTGGTTAATTGTGTTCCATTCACAAATAATCTTAATGTTGAACCTGATCTTGTGGCAGCTAAGTGATACCAAGTTTCTCTTTGAAACGTGTAACTTCCAGATACAATTAAACCTGCTCCATATGAAAAGTTTAACGTTGTTCCTGTGCCTGAGATATATAATAACCAATTTCTACCTGAAGATGACCTATAATCTCCAGCAATACCTATATCCGAACCAATTGCAGATAAATAAACCCAACCCTCAACAGTAAAGTCTTTTGTTCCTATTATCTGTTGTGAACTATTTGCAACTGATAAGTAATCGCCTGTTCCATCAAAATAAGCAGACCAACCACTTTGACTGAAAGGTGAAAAAGAACTTTGTGTAATATTACCATTACGAATTAAAATGTTTCTATGTCCAGATTCATCGATAAATCTAGAAGTATTGTCTCCCATTCGGTTTTGTAGAGTCAATAACGCAGTATTCGATACAACTTGAAGTGGCGTACTTGATATTGTTGTATTTGCTGAATAGACTGAAGATCCGTTTACAAATCTAAAATTGCTTATATGACCATTAAGCACTTGACTTCCATCAAATCTTGAACCAATATACATTCGACCATCTACATAATTATTATTATCTGTATAATTTGAACCAATTTGTTGACCGTTAAGGAACATTTTAGTTACACCAGAAGTTCTCGATACTGCAAGATGAGCCCATGTTCCAACTACAGGAGCCAAAGAAACAACTATAGCATTAGTTGAACCAACAGAATAGGCATGCTGTGTTGCTGTTATAAAGATATGTGGTGCAATGGTTGCTGTCGCAGTTCTTTGATCCATAAAATTCGTGTTGGCAGAAGGAGCAGCGTATAGATAATACCAAAATTCAATTGTAAAATCAGCTGTACCAATTGCTAAACTTGTCGTATTTGAAACTAAAACATAATCACCTGTTCCATCAAAATAAGCAGAACCAGTAGATAAATCAGTTTCGGAAAAAGGACCAAAAGCTTTGATTGATGTATTAGCGGTTTTAGTAATAGTGTATGCGTTATTACTTTCATCTATAAAACGGTTATCTTGTGCAACTAATAATTGAGTATTTTGAATAACATCTAATGGTGATGTTGGCACAGTTGGTGCAGCAGTGCCGGTTCCATTAAGGACTCTAAGGTTTGAAATAAATCCATTGAAGAAATTAGAAATCGAATTACCATTAGTACCTATAACTGGCCTGCTTGCGCCGTTTATATAATTTGTACTATCAGTATAAGTTGATCCAGCTTGAACACCATCAAGAAACATTCTAGTGCTTCCGGATACTCTAGATACAACTAAGTGATACCATCGGTTAGGTAAAATCGTACCTGAAGTTATACGATTTGATCCATTAACATAATAAGCAACAGTAGAAGTTGCATTTGGTATATATATCACAGGTGCTAATTGAGGGTCAGTTGTTCTGGAGTCATAAATGAATCCCAAGCTTGTTACATTATTGGCATTGAAAAAACACTCAATGGTAAAATCATTGTTACCAAATGCTAAATTACTATTTCCCGATACGGTTATGTAATCGGATGTTCCATTGTAAAAAATCGACCAGTTTGTATTGAATGGACTAAAAGCACTAGGCTTAGCATCTGCTACAACAGTTGACATCAATTTATTTGCACTAGTATCTGTTATCCAAGTGCTGTTGTTTGTTTTTAGAAGTAATGGAGTTACATACAAGTATATGTCACCAATACTTACTGTGACACTAAACACTTTTGAAGTATCTTGAAATTCTAAGTCGGTTGCAATTAAAGTAAATGAGTATGTGGTTTCTGTTGTTCCTGCAACAGTTCCACTTAGTAGTCCTCCAGTTGTTAGTGATACACCACCAGGCAAACTACTTCCATTATCTAATGAATAAGCAACTGTTGAATCTGAAGTCGCTAACAATTGAATACTAAATGCAATGTTAGCAATTTGTTCAGCCAAAGGTGATACTGTAATCCATGCAGGAGTACCACTGGCCACGATTCCAGATAGTCTAATTGCAACACTATTATCCGGATTTACTACATAAACTTGTAGAGTTCCACTTGACAATACAGGAGTAACCACTCTCAATTCTGTTGGACTAACATATGTTGTCGATGAGGCCGCAACTCCTTGTATATAAACGACAGCACCAGACTGAAAACCAATACCAATTAATTTTAAAAACCCACCAGATGTACTAATAGCAGTATCATCCAGATTATTAAAATTAGAATCTGTTACAAATATGTTGGTAATTTCTACAGCTTGAGCACCTCCGCCAATGGGATAAGCATTTGTTGTATCTACTGCACCAACACTGACATTCGACCAAGCAGTTGGAAAATTTAAAATGTGTGTTACTGTTGCAGGCGCAATAGATATTTTATTACTTGTGCCTACAGCTGCAGCAACAGAACTTCTATTTCTGCCTGTCTCTGATGATGTCAGTTTGATACTCATTAACTAATCTCCGAACCAAATAAAGTAAAACTCATTGTTGAACTGTTCGCATATACGGAAATTACATCTGTATTACCTAGTGATGCACCTATAGTCAAATGTATGGTGTCATTGCTAGGTATTGGTGTGTCATAAGCAATATAATGTTTAGGATCGATTGATGCACCAGCAGGTCTCACCGCAACTCTAAATGATTGACTTGAAGTGGATTGATTACATATACACAATGTAGAGATAACTGCACTTGTGCTTGCAGGTACAGTATATAATGTGCTTAATGATTGCGATGATGGATTAATTTGTCCTAATACTTTATATGAAACTGTCATTATTTCCTCTTACATTCCTGCTAGTAAAAATGGATTAAAAGAATTACTCTCTGTGATACTAGTATTTGCTCTATCAAATGCGGCCTGTGCTTTTACATCAACAGTATTTGCTTTATCGTAAGCATTTGATGCCGTGACACTAATTAAAGTGATATTAGTATTCTGTGTATTATTAACACCCTGAATATAGACGGTGTTAGCTGCAGCGCTGTTTGCTGTATCTCTAGCAAATTGATCTGTGCTACTTCCAGCACCACCCGTATTAGCCTTATCAAATGCCGCTTGCGTATAAGCATTTAAGAATGTGATGTTCGTATTTTGTGTCGCATCTACACCTTGAGTGTATATAGTATTTGCTGCAGCAGAGTTTGCAGTATTTCTGGCATATTGATCCATATTACCAGCTGCAGCATTATTGGCTGTATCAAATGCTGCTTGCGCTAGCACATTTGCTGAGTTTGCTTTATCATAAGCACTTGATGCAAATGTATTAACACTAGTAATATTGGTGTTTTGTGTTACATCCACACCTTGAGTATAGATGGTGTTAGCTGCAGCACTGTTTGCAGTATCTCTTGCAAATTGATCTGTACTTGTTGTAACACCAGTATTTGCTTTATCAAATGCAGCTTGTGCTTTTACATCGGCAGTATTTGCTTTATCGTAAGCTGAACCAGCAAACATATTAACACTAGTAATATTATTGTTCTGTGTTGCATCAACACCTTGAGTATATATGGTGTTAGATGAAGCTGTATTGGCTACATCTCTAGCATATTGATCTGTACTGCTTGTGATGCCTGTATTAGCCTTATCAAAAGCAGCCTGAGTATATGATAATAGATTAGTTCCTTGAGAGTAAATATTAGTGGCCTGTATATCGCCTTCAACACCAATACCACCAGCAACTTGTAATGCACCAGTTGTTTTGCTTGATGATGGAATCGTAGATTTTACAACAACGGTATTTGCTGATGTAATACGCATGACAACATTTGCATCTTCTATACCGTTAGTAGCAAATACAATATCATTTGTTTTACCTGTAGCAATGATTGCATTACCACCACCAGTAGTTGTGTTACCATAAACAATCCAATAACCATCATTTGGTTTAATCAACCCATAACCTGGATAACTGTATGTGCTACTTGCTAAACCCAAATCTAAAAATGTATCTAGAACAGTACCGTTGTCAGCAATTATAAACAAATCTGCGGAAGATAGGTTACCTTGGTTAATATTTTGCATATTAAGACCAGCATAACCAGCATAATTTGCTGTCATTTGAAATACTGTTTGTGGTTCTACCAAATACCCAGTAGGAATACCAGCATATAATGCGTTGAAACCATTAGATGCATATCCAAAAAATTGACCAGTATTACCTGTAACACTTACTGAGGTCACATTACCTGTGTAAGTAACATTACCACTAACACTCAAACTACCTTGAATAGAAACATTTCCTGCAATCGTACCACCACTATTAACAAAAGTTGCACCTACGTTGGCTCGATTATATGCAGCATTTGCTTGACTAAATGCCTCTCTAGCCAAATCATCAGCTGAAGTGATTCTCGCATTTTGTGTGGTATCAACACCTTGTATTATTGAAATCTGAGTATTCTGTGTTGCATCTACACCTTGAGTATAGACGGTATTAGCTGATGCCGTATTGGCTGTGTTAAATGCCGCTTGTGCTAATATATTTGCAGAATTGGCCTGTAGAAAAGCAGCATTAATCTGTGAGGCAACATTCATACTACCGATAACTACTTCGGTATTAGCGTATAATGTTCCGTAAATTCGTGTGCCGTCTTTTAGTAATGCCATTTTTTACTTTTTCATTTAAATGATTAGATATTTATTACTATTAAAAAGGTGTATATTCATCAAAGTAACCAGGTACTTGATATGTTCCATCAGATTTTCTTCTTTCGGCAACACTACTATCCAAATTAACTTCATCAAATTGTATTGCATATATTCCTGTAGTAGAAACCCGCATCATAGGAAAATAAAGTGGTGTCAAACTATTATAAGTAACACCATTAATATTACTGACTGTAAAATTATTAGAGCTACTATCTTTTAATAATGATGCACTATTAGATTGTAGCAATAGTAATCTTGTATTCGCAATAGCAGTTGGTGGAACGGTTGGTGGAGTAAAGTTACTTGTGTATAATGCGGTACCATTAATAAATCTAAAGTTTGAAATATATCCATTAATCGAACCCGCTGTCGTTCCTGAACTACCAATGAGCATTGCTCCTGGTTGTGTTGTAATGCTTCGTGTCGAGACATTAACTGTGCCTTGACTTGTACCGTCAACGTATAAAGTAAGATTGGCACTATTACGAACAATCGCATAGTGGTGCCAAACATTTAAACTTGGTGGATTAGCCGCAAGATTTGTTGTTGTTTGAAAAGCACTACCATCTCCTATTATCAACTGAAATTGACTTGTACCACAGTTAAAGTAATAGGCATTTGCTGAAAAAAGTGTGTAATTATCTCCATATGTCCAAGCAGTTGCAAACTGTCCACGATTAATCTGATACATCCAAAATTCAATAGTATGATTGTTTGTACCTAATGTAAATGCACTATTTGCTGCAACACTCAGTCGAGTTGATGATGAAGATATAAACCTTGCACTTCCGCTTGGAGTTTGCAACACTGTTTCATCGAGGTCAACCGCTGACTGTAATACACCAGTTGAAAATAATTTAGAAATGGTCGTTGCCATTATTCAAACACCGTATCTAAACTATTTGTGGCTGCATTATAATACTGATATACCATACTCACATTAGATGTGTTTGAAAAACCAACTCTATTTCCTACATAGATGCTATCTGAAACACCAACACCACCTATAACTAATAGTGATCCAGTGTTAGGTTTGGTTGATGATATATTTGAATTAACATTTAATGATCCCGTTATGGTATCACCAGTTTTTAAGACTCTATTGTTTGCTGCCGTAAATGCAGCATTAGCTTGATTAAAGGCTGAAGCAGCGTAGTTATTTGTAGAACTAATATTAGTATTCTGTGTTGTGTTGACACCTTGTAATATTGTAATATTAGATGTAGCAGTATTAGCCGTATCTCTAGCAAATTGATCTACACTACTTGAAACACCTGTATTGGCTTTGTCAAATGCTGCCTGTGCTAGAGAATTAACATTGGTGATGTTAGTATTCTGTGTTGTATTAACACCCTGAAGAATTGTAATATTTGAGGTTGCTGTATTAGCTGTATCTCTAGCGTATTGATCCACACTACTTGTGGTAGCAGTATTTGCTTTATCAAATGCAGCTTGTGCTAGGTTAGTAGCACTAGTAATATTGGTGTTCTGTGTTGCATCAACGCCTTGTGTGTATATCGTATTCGCTACAGCACTATTTGCGGTATCTCTAGCATACTGGTCAGCAGTTATAGAAGTATTTGCTTTATCAAATGCAGCTTGAGCTAAAACATTTGATGAGTTTGATTTATCAAATCCAGCTTGAGCTAAAACACCAACAGTGTTAGCTTGGTTAAAGGCACTTCTGGCTAAATCATCAGCTGATGTGATTCTGTTATTCTGAGTTAAATTAACATCTTGTAGAGATGTAATAATATTGTTTTGTGTATCATTAACACCTTGAAGAATTGTAATATTGTTATTTTGAGTTAAATCAACATTTTGTAATGCTGTGATACTATTGTTCTGTGTTGTATTAACACCTTGAAGAACTGTAATACTATTGTTCTGTGCATCATTGACACCTTGTAATGATGTGATACTATTATTCTGCGTGGTATTAACACCCTGAAGAATTGTAATATTAGATGTAGCGGTATTAGCTATATCTCTAGCATATTGATCTATATTTCCGGCTGCAGCAGTATTAGCTTTATCAAATGCAGCTTGCGCTAGAATATTGGCTGAATTTGCTTGGTTGTATGCTGAACCAGCAAAAGTATTAATGTTGGTAATGTTGGTGTTTTGAGTCGCATCTACACCTTGAGTGTATATTGTATTAGCTGAAGCATAGTTAGCTGTATTTCGTGCAACATTGTCGATGCCGTAACCAATAAACGCAGTGCTTTGAACTGCATTATCTGGAAATGTTAATGTACCATCGTCACCAAATGTCCATTGTTTTGATGTTCCTCCAGTATTGGTCCTAATGTTAATATTTGTATGAGCGTATAAATCAACAGATACCAACCCCATAAACAATGCAGTAGAATCATCACTAGTAGTTGTTAGATATGCGGAGTTGGCTCCGTAAGTATTAAAATCTAGTTTAGAGTTTCCTAATCCATTAATAATGGTGCGAGTATTTGCGTTATTTGCAGTATTAAACGCACCATTAGCTGTGTTAAATGCTGCTTGAGCATAATCATAAGCTGTCTTAACAGCCAATGGAGTTGCGGCATTTGCACCTGATACACCTAATGTAGAAGAAATACTATCACTTAATTCAACAATACCTTTTACCAATCCAGATGCTGTTTGTGGTGAAGCAACACCTGCTGATATGATACGACCATTGGCCGCATAACCAATAACGGGAATTTGAGTAGAACTACCAACTGATGAACCTACTAAAGAAATGTTAGTTACATCTGTATTCGCAACATTAAAAGCTGCCTGTGCTAAAACATTTGCTGAATTCGCTTTGTCAAATGCACTTGAAGCAAATGTATTAATAGAAGTAATACTTGTATTCTGTGTATCATTGATAGTTTGCAAATATACTGTATTAGATGCGGCCGTATTAGCAGTATCTCTTGCAAATTGATCTGTACTTGTTGTAACACCAGTATTTGCTTTATCAAATGCAGCTTGTGCCAGTACATTTGCTGAGTTTGCTTTATCGTAAGCACTGGATGCGTAAGCATTAACCGATGTTATATTTGTATTCTGTGTATTATTGATAGTTTGCAGATATACAGTATTTGCTGCGGCTGTATTTGCAACATCAAAACTTGCTTGAGCCAAAATACCAACAGTGTTCGCCTTTGCAAAACCACTAGTTGTATAGTTATATAATTCTATTTCATTTACAACTGCTGTAGATCCAATCAGATTGCCTTTGAATACTCCAGCATTTAAATTAGCTTTATTAAATGAGGCATTATTAATATTAATGTTGCTATTTGATGTTATCTCAGGAGTATATCCATCAAAAACAAAAAATTCTTTTACAGATGCATCTCTAATAATACCTGTATGTGCATTTGTTCCAGCATTATAGTGGCCAGCAAAACCAATATCTAATAAGTCTGTTGTATAGTTGCCAACACCTAATGTAATTATTGAATCTTGTACAGAAAGTGATGAGGTATTAATTGTTGTTGCATTACCTAAAACAAACAAGTTGCCAGTAATCGACAAATCTCTAGTGATTAATACATTACCCGTAATAGTACCACCAGTGTTAACAAATGTGGCACCAACATTAGCTTGAGTAAAGGCCGCATTTGCTTGACCAAAAGCACTTCTGGCTAAATCATCAGCAGAAGTGATTCTTGAATTTTGAGTTACATCAACACTTTGTATTACTGTAATACTATTATTCTGCGTTAAGTTTGTTGCATACAATATAGAAATATCAGTATTCTGTGTTGTGTTAACACCTTGCAATACTGTAATACTATTATTCTGTGTTGTGTTAACACCTTGTAGAACTGTGATGTTATTTGTTGCCGCATTAGCAGTATCTCTGGCATATGAATCTGTGCTGGTTGAAACACTAGTATTGGCTTTATCGAACGCTGCTTGTGCTAATATATTTGTTGTGTTAGCTTGATTAAATGCATCTTGAGCATAATCATATGTTGTTTTAACTGCTAACGGTGTGGCAGCATTTGCACCAGACACACTTAATGTTGATGATACACTATCATTTAATTGTAAAACACCTCTTACTGAACCTGTACCAATTTGTGGTGAAGTTACACCTGCTGAAATGATACGACCATTGGCCGCATAACCAATAACTGGAATTTGTGTAGAACTACCAATAGAACTACCCAGTAATGACACATTTGTTACATCTGTATTGGCTCTATCTCGTGCAAATTGGTCAATCGCTGAACCAGTTATTGAACTGTTGGCTGTATTTCTGGCGTATTGGTCTACTGCTGAACCACTTGAAGAATTGTTGGCCAAATCTCTGGCAACTTGGTCTACTGCTGAGCCAGTTATTGAACTATTGGCCGTATTTCTGGCGTATTGGTCTGTTGCAGTTCCGGTAAATGCAGTATTTTGTACTGTACTATCGGGAAATGTTAATTTACCATCTGCACCTAAACTTAATTTGTAAATACCATTAACTAAGTTTGCTGTATCTGGTTGTGAAAAATTTGAATTGCTGACAGCGGTGATAAGGCCATTTGCAGAAACTTGAATAACTGGAATAGCAGTTTGACCACCATAATAACCAGGAGTTAAACCGTTTACATTACTTAATACGGCACCATAAAATTGTCCGTTGGCGTCACGTTTTACTAATGTATTTGCTGTGGCATTAGGTGTTGCAGAATCGATAGTCTGCGTATAGAATCTTCCACCTACATTTAGAACACCGTCACTAGTAGGAGAACCAATAAAAAAGGTATTAGATAAATATGAGTACGCTAATTCACCTGGTTCAAGATAAGGTGGAATTGCTGTAATAAACGAACGTTTAATTATAACGCCGGTGTTTGATGTAGCCATTTATGCTTCCCTAATAATATACGGTATTTATACAACGTACCGTTAGAACTCTCCTCCATCAAACTTACCGGGAATTTCACCTGTTGTTGCGGCCAAAGAAGTCTCTGCGGTAACCAATGCCGTACCTGAATCAGTAACGGCTTGTGCAGACGCAGCTAAGGCTTCATTTACTTTTGACGCAAGACCAGAACCAACAAAAGTTGTAGTTCCTGTTACTGTTTGTTGTTGGCCTTGATTAACACGAACACTTATTGATTGTATTGGGCTTACTGTTACGTTTGGCATCTTATCTGGTTACCGATGGAGAGATGAATATTTGCCCCTCAAGAACTCTAGTCACCGTACCAAATGTTTGATCTCTAATAATAACGTCATAAACCAATTTTTGAGTAGCGCTTATTGCTGCTGTAGTATTTGAATTTGCTGTGAGTGTTACGATGCCACTGTTAGCGTTTGCAATAACAGTACCAAAATTAATTACAACATTTGAAGAATAGTATGATTTTCTGGCCTGTCCTGTTATTGTGAAATCATTTAGATCATAAGGAAAACCATTACTATCCGTCAGAGTTAACTCTGTACTAAATGTGGTACCTTGTTCTAAAAATAAATCTTGATATGCTGCAGCCATTTATTTTCCTATTTTGCAAATTGTTCTACTAAATGTTTTTTAATTTGTTCTTCGTCTATAATAGTATCAAGCCACACTTCATGTCCTTCTGGTGTCAATTCAATAACAGAATATGGTTGTTTATGTGTATGTAACATATACAGATCAAAGGCTCTTTCGGATACTAACTCTAAACACTCATCAAGAGTTTCTACAGTGGTATATAGACCATCTAATGGATTAAAAACTTTATATTTCATATTTAAACTACAGCACCATATAAAGTTCCTGGTGCAGCAATAATTAATTGTTTACCATTTTTTTCGATTGCTTTTCCACCAAGTCCGACTGAAACTAAGTCAGTTGCTGGAGTAATAGAACCTACACCTCCAGAAGCACCCCATCCTCCACCGCCACCTCCACCATCGGCAGTTGAAACAGGTGAACCATTGACACCTACTTGATCTAAACTTCCACCATTACCACCATTAGCTTGTGCTGGACCACCATTTGCGCCTCCGCCACCTCCGCCGGCACCACCACCAAATCCTCGAACATCAACACCTGGATTTCCACCATTGCCGCCAGTACCATTTATGATTCTTCCGCCACCGCCACCTGAACCATATTGGCCTCCTGTGTCTGATGTAACTATGCTTCCGTTAGAACCAGTATTACCTATTGAACCACCAACACCACCAGCTGCTGTAGATCCACCACCAGAAGATCCTCCCGTAAATGATGCAGAAGCAAATATCATCGCATTAGTATCAGATGCTGTGATCTGATGTAAAGAACTAAGTGGTTGAGCACCTTTTAGGCCAATAAAAACAAAAGCTCTTCGACTTTCAGTATTAATTCTTGTCCAAGTTTTTGGATTTGTTGTGCGTCCTCCATAATTATTTATTAACTCATTAGCAATTGCTTCTTTCATCTCAGAAGCATCTAAACCGGCCATTACAATAATTCTACCTATAGGAACATTTTGTAGAGCTAATAATAATGCATTATTATCTCCTGTTTTAAAATCTTCCCATGTGTCATAACATATTGCAGATTCTACTGCTAAATTTTGTGGATTTAATACTACCATATTAATACCCCTACTAGATAGTGGAGTATCTCCGGTATTTCCTACTTTTGGTGGTTTAAATAAAAGTCGTCCTGTTCTATCTAGACAAGTTATTTTAGTGCCATTGATCTTGATATAGGCATTATTTGCAAGAGGAGAAGTGCCACCACTTTCTACACCATATGTGGTAGCACCACCACCTACACTACTAACAACGATGCTAGCTGAAGGATTTAAACCAAAACTAGAAGGTGGATTAAGTGGATCAAATCCTCCTGTCATAAAAGTTATATTGCTGAGAGTAGCTGGTATCTCAGTTCCTCCTCCTACTCCACCACCAAATACTGATCCGCCATACCCACCACCAGCACCACCGCCACCTGATCCAGTTGTTGCTCTGTTTGCAGCTGCACCACCACCGCCACCGCCAGCGATGCTGTTAAAATTGAATAGTGTTGTATTAGAACTTATTGACATGGCCGTTCCGCCATTCGTAGCTGCAACTGTTCCTAATTGACCACCGTAAGTACCACCATCACCACCACGACCCATTACATAACCTTTATTAATGATATAGATGGTATCGTTAGCATTCCAACCACTAACAGTTAATGCTGGAGTGGAAATACTATTCGAATAAAGATAAATGTTATCAGATATTGTTAATGTTGCTGTAGTATTTCCAGCTATGTATCCAGCAACTTTTGCTGGATTAAAAGTATATGTTTCTGTATTTGATGTTATATTAGCATACAACAATGGTCCGCTGGTGGGATTAGTTGAACCACCACTCATTAACATGGAGATTATACTCATATTAATTTAATCCTGCACCACTGATTACAAAGTTATTTGGTGAGAAACACAATACAGTGGCCAAACCAAATTGACCTAATGATGTATTACCTCTTGTACCACGACCAGCAAAGATTACATTTGCATTAGGAGCATTAGCAATATTCATTGCAGAAGTTGAGTTATTAAAGATAGTAATAACTTGACCTACACCAAATACATTGTTTGGTACGACAACGTAACCATTGGTGATTGAAACATGTCGGCCATTATCTTCTGATGTCAAGACATAAGATGTGGTTTGACCATTTTGTGGAATAGACCTTATATTTCCGTAACGATCTGAAACTGAAAACATTACCAAGTTTGGTTCAATATTTGATGATCTAATATTACCAGTAATCTGTGTGTTAGCAACATTAGAAATTTGTGTATTTGAAATCAAATTAATAATATTAGCCGCATATACATTAGATAGTTGGTTTGGACCCAATTTACCAATAATCTGACTATTTGATATATTGGCAATTTGTGTATTAGCAATCAAGTTAATAATATTGACTGCATACACGTTAGAAATCTGATCTGGACCTAATTTACCAATAATTTTAACATTACCAATATTAGCAATCTGCGTATTAGCAATCAAGTTAATGATATTGGCAGCATACACATTTGAAATTTGGTCAGGTCCTAATTTACCAACGATTAAGTTATTGGCAACATTGGCAATCTGTGAAGATGTAATTAAACCCTGTATCGAAATATTATAAACATTACTGATTTGTGTTGCTATAATGTTACCAGAAATTTTTGTATTAGCAAGACTTATAATTTGACTTGATGGAATTAAAGTTAGTTTATTACTATCTATATTAAATGCAAGTTGTGCATTAGTAATTAAACCAGTAATTTGAGTTGAATGTATATTTGAAATCTGTGTATTGGAGATATTACCTGTTAACACATTACTGTTTACATTTGAGATTTGAGCTGCATTAATGGTACCAATAATTTTTGTATTGGCAATATTGATGATTTGTGTATTTGATATCTGTCCAATAATACTATTACCATACACATTTGCAACTTGGTCAGCTGATAGTCTTGTACTAATTTGAGTGTTGGCAATACTAATGAGAACATTAGATGCTGAATAAATTCTACCTTGTGAATCGATAGCTATTTGAGGAACACTATTTGCTAAACCATAGACTGTGTTACCAACCGAGGTGTTTGCTAAAACTGATCCTGTTACTTTTGTTGTCATTTATTGTTTCCCTTTTAGTACATCCACTTCATGTTTCAAATCTATAATTTTTTGATTCAATTCTTTGATTGCTTCAATTAATAATACAGTTAAGTGTTCGTAACGAACGGCCTTACTTGATTGTTCTGCACCTAATGGTGTAAAGTCATAGACAACTTCAGGAACAATTGGTTGTATTTCTTGAGCAATAACACCAAGTAGTCTAGTTTTGTTTGTGTCTGATTTATAGTTATAGTAATAACCATTGATATTTGTTATCTTATCTAGTGCAGTATCAATTCTTACAATGTTCTCTTTCAGGCTAACATCTGAAGGTGAACCAAACGCAGTCATGTTACCTAATGATACTAAGTTACCTGTTGCATCAAGTGACATTAAGAGACCATTAGTAAATGAATTATTTGTACTCTTATACCAGTTATGAGTATTACCAGACATCTGATACATAGCACCAACACCGGTCGTCTCTGCTGTCCAACCACTACCATTATACCATGTATTGTTTGAAAAATGTGCATAGTTAAGTGCAGATGTTCCACCAGATGATATGTGTGTGTTACCAATCTTTGCAAAACTATTCTGTACTATATTCAACGATCCAGCAGTTGCACTTGCAGCAACACCTAAACCAACTGAATTAAATTGCGGTAGAGATGTTGTTCCTAATTGTCCAGCAGTAATTATGCCTGTAAGGTTAGCAGTAGGTAAACTTATAGGTGTATTGGCCGCAGCTGTTACACGACCAGCGGCATCTACTGTAAATGTAGGAACATAACCTGCAGCACCATAAGAGGTTGCAGTTACACCACTACTGTTTAAGTTTGCTGATGTAAATAGACCAGTAACTCTTGTATTTGCAACTGAGATCAGAGTGTTTGTTACAGAAATAACTCGACCAGCAACATCTACAGCAATGACAGGAAGAGTATTGGCAGAACCATAAGTTGTCGCTACAACACCTGTATTGCTTAAGTTTGCTGATGAGAATAAACCGGTAACTTGTGTATTTGCGATTGACAGGAAAGTGTTTTGTACAGATGTAATACGACCAGCTGGATCTACAGTAATAACAGCATGGTAAGTAGTATTACCAAAAGTAATACTTGATAAGTTACTTGTAGCTGTTGCTACACCAGTGTTTGATAAATTTGCAGATAAGAATATACCAGTAACCTGTGTGTTAGCTATGCGTATGAGTGCATTTTGGATTGCTGTGATTCTACCTTTGACATCCGTTGTTAAAATAATTGAACTATTTGTGGTAACTACTGAATTATTTGAACTACCATATGTATTGTTTGCAATCAGATTTGGTAAATCCGCCGTAGCTGCTGTGTTTGAAACAGCAACAATACGACCAGCAGGATCAACTGTTATTACTGGAATAAATGAAGTGTTACCAAAAGTCATACTTGAAGTATTACCTGTGGCGATTGTTACACCAGTGTTTGTTAAGTTTGCTGATGAGAACAGGCCAGTAACACTAGTGTTTGCAATTATTAAACGATTATTTGTTACAGAAAGGATACGACCAGCTGGATCTACCGTGAATGTAGGATAGAATGTGCTGTTACCAAAAGTAATGCTTGATAAGTTAGCTGTAGAAGTAGCTACACCTGTATTGCTTAAGTTTGCTGATGAGAATATACCAGTAACCTGTGTATTTGCAACAGATATTAATGTGTTTGTTACACGAGTGATACGTCCTGCTGGATCAACAGTTATAACTGGAACAGTATTTGCTATACCAAAAGTTATAGGTGATAAGTTAGCTGTAGAAGTAGTCACACCTGTGTTGGACAAGTTGGCTGACGTTAATACTAAACCGCTAACTGCTGAAGCTTGAATTGTAAATGCTTGATTTGATACAGCAGTAATACGACCAGCAGGGTCAACAGTAATGATAGGGTATGTACTTATACTACCAAAAGTAATGGGTGATGCATTTCCTGTGCTGGTTGTTACGCCTGTATTTGATAGGTTTGCTGATGAGAATAAACCTGTAACTCTAGTATTTGCAACAGTTACAACAATATTGTATGAATTACCAGAATTCAATACATTTTGTACGAATGCCGTAGTGGCAATCATTGTATTTGAAGTTAAATTGGCCGCAGTTGGTGCTCTTGGAATACCATACAAAACAGTGCTATTTGCCCATGCTACATTACCAATCAGTGCATCAATAACTAGTTGAATAGTATTTGCATTTGCACCTGTCCATAATGTATTTGGAGTAAAGGCCGTATTGTTTGCATAATAAGTTGTATTTGCAAACCCATCAACTTCAAATAGTATTTGTGTTCCAACTTTAGGTGAATTTGTAAACACTCCACCCGTATTAAATGTTACTATCGTATTACTTGTTTCTATATACTCTGTTGGAAACTGTCTTACACCATCTATATAAACTCTTAATTGTCCTGAACCTGGAGTATACAATGGCACCACATAGGAATTTCCTGCTCCGTTACCTGTAACGAGTGTTCTAGATGTTCTAATTATAGTGCCAGGAGTTGTACCTGGTGCTGAAACATTATTTGATGATATCCAAAAATAACTTCCTGTTCCATTTGTTGTTAATACTTGCCCAACTCCGGTGGATGGAGGTAACAGTGTATCTAAAGCACCAGCTGAAGTTGTAGCACCTGTACCACCTTGAGTTACTGCTAATGGATTAGTTAAAGTTAAACCATTAAATGTTGGGCTAGCTGTTATTCTCAAATCTTGAGAAGTGTTAACAGTTAATACGTTACCTGAACCTGCAATAGTAACTCCATTATTACTAACAAAAGATATTATTCCATTATTTGGTGAAGCGGAACCTGTTGTACCAACAACAAAATTTAATGAAGTATTAGCTCTTGCAAATCCAGCATTAGAATAAACACCTACTGTGTTTGCATAGTTGAATGATGCTTCGGCTATATTGTATGCAGCGTTAGCTTGTCCTCTTACCCAAAGATCGAGAGCACCATTCGCAGCGTTAAATGCTAATTGCGCTGTACTTATACCTAAATTTGCAGCATTATATGCGGCTTGCGCTAGTACATTTGCTGAGTTGGCCTTATCAAATGAAGCATTGGCTTGAATTCTAGCAAAAGTATCGATAGCATTATTTGCTATATTTGATCCTGAATTTGCCACATTGGCTGCAGTATTCGCCGCATTAAATGCCGCTTGCGCCAAAGCTTGATTTATTTTGATAGAATTATTCAGTGTGTTTGCAGCATTAGCACTTGCAGCATAAGTTGCAGTAGAAGATGCACTAAAATTTAAATCAACATCATCAGTTAAAAGTTCTGATGTTAAAATTCTATAAAAGCTATCGTTTGTATATATTGTTGGAAAGTTTGCTGTTGGACCTAGTGAACTAATTTCCCAATATAATTTAGTGGAATTGTATTTTATTTCTGCATTAGTACCGCCTGGTCTTACTTTTTTAATAGAAACATTTGATCCGACTGTACCACCTGCAGCAGGAAAAGTAATTGCGGCGTTACCTACAGTTACACCATCAAGTGTAAGACCACCAGAACTTGAACCGGATCCTCCAACACTGAAACCACCATCACCAACAACGATACCCTTAACATAGGCCATTGCATTGTTAGCGTCAATTAGAGAAGTTACATTTGCTGTAACAGTATTCAGTCTTGTATTAATACTAGAGAATGTTGCTGTATTTTTAGCATCAGTATAATCTTTTGCAGCAGTTAAAGTTAACGCATCATTTGCTTGTAGGAATGTATTTGCTGTATCTACATATGTTGTTATATCACCGCCTGATTGACTGAATAGTTTTCCAGTAATCGTTAAGTTACCAGTAATTAATGCATTGTTTGAAACAACTAGACCAGTATTTGCAGCATTGGCATATATCACACCACTAGAGGTTAATGCAACTTCTGTATTTGTTAGTTCAATCTTTCCACCAACACGTAGATTATTCTGTATATAAGCACCAGAACCAATACCTTGTACCTGCATTTGAGATGCAAAAATGGCATTACTTGTTACCTGTAAACCGAGAGTTGCATCATTCAGGTATAATGTACCTGAATTTTTATTGTATATACCTGTTGCGAAATTATTATTTTCCCTGACGAGTTGGTTGGTCGTAACCATCCAATCGCCATATGTATTAGCATAACTTAATAGGTTAACTGTATTAGCCATTCTTATTCTTATCCAATAGTTGTAACATTAATTGCTTGATCTCACCCATATCTTCCTTAATATTGGCGATCTCTGCCTTCACAGTATTTATCTCATCTTTTTGGGTCTTTAATAGTCGAACTTTAGAAAGATATTCGTTCTTGGCCACATCATCTGTATTCATTAACGCCATGCTTTCAGTATCTCTGATGAAATTAGTTCCTGTTACTTTAACGAACATATTAAATTCCTGTTCCTGATGGTAAAGCAAGAGCACGAATGTCGGTTAAGAATGGGCAAATTGTACCGTCAGCTGCCGACATAACGACTTTGATTGCAAATTGACTAAACTGTGTATATGTTTGGCCGCTTGTACTAGTATATGAGATATAATTATCTGGATCATTATTTGTACCAGGTGCCCATTCAAATTCAATTAAATTATCTTTTGAAGATGAGTATATATTAGACCCTTTGATTTGTGTCATTAATTGCCAGTTTTGGTCATCAAAAGGTTGGTCATCATTTCTATTTAGAATCTTATAGTAAACATAGGCCTCTGTACCAAATGGTTTGTAAGCAGTGTAGAACACTCTTAGGTCACCAGAGTCATTGTTTGGTGCCAAAACTACTTTCTTAGTGAAGTATTTAGCGAGTGAGTTACCACCACGTGATGATGTTTCACCATAAACAACTACATTTGCAGGTGTTGTGTTTGCACCATACACTGTGATCGTTGGTGATTTTATGTAACCGGAACCACCATATGTAACATATACAGATGATACCACATTTGAAGTTCCATTATTTGCAACCGTTACACTAACAACTGCACTGTCTGTTCCAACGTCTGGTGCTGAGATAGTTGCATAAGTATTTGCAGCATCATTATAACCTGAACCTGTATTTGCAACAGAGATTACAGCATTTGATAAACTCATATTATTGATAATGTACTGTATGTTATACATCGTAGTACCATCATCCGAAATAATAGGACTTAAATTTGGATCACTAGATTGTAATGTTGCATACATTGAGAATGTAGCTGGAGAATTTTTTAACAATACACGCTGGCCTTTACCATCATCAAACTCAATATTATCTGGTGTTGGTGAACCGTATTTACCTGGAAAAGCTTGTATTGGTCCAATAGGTGTGTTTCCGTCAGCAAGTATTGCTTCATATGAATATTGTATTGATGTTCCTGATGGTGTAAAATCTGTTGTGGTAAGATTAATAGCATCAGACCATGTTGTTTCTACAAAATTATCTGTTAGGTTAGTAACGTTGTTCGCATCGATTGAATGTTGAATGTCATTAGTACCAAGTTTTCTACGTGGCAACCCTTTAGGTATTGAGAATTGAACATATGGTGTAATAGATGTATCGAATACACATCTATCAATAATAAACATCATTGATTTTGTTTGGTCGGCAGTCCAAGTAATAGAGTTCTGCGATTCAAACAATGCACCAACATAAGGTGCACCACCAACTTTAGTAGGTGATGCTGGATCTGGATCTGTAGGTAAAGCTTTTGCAGTTGAAGGCACAGCAATCTTATTTTGTTGTGCATAATACAATACGTAATCAGGTGTAGTTGTTTCTACCAGAATCGCATACATAACTCCGCCTTGAATATAGACGGGTGACTCGAACATGAACTCTGTGTAAGTTGAAGAATCTAAAAAGTGGGGTTTTTTGGAAGTGTTAACATTTTCAGGTGATAACACCACAGTAGAGTGATCTAACTTTACACCATTTGGATATCCATTTAGTGTACCAATAATAGAAACTTTAACTGGAATGCTTGTATCTGGTTTTGAAAAGAAAAATAATTTAACAGAAGAAATAAACAAACCATTAGGATAATTATCTTTATCTAATATGAATGTTTGAGCTACTGGATCCCATGGCTGATATGTTGTTATCGTACTTATTAATTGTTTTTCTCTTTGTCTAACTTGTGTAAATGCAGTTGAAGCTGAGTCTATTGAAGGACCAAATTCTAATTTTTGTGATGTTGTAGAAAGACCTGATGCTGTAAATGTTCCTTCAGCATAGGCCGTTGCTGTCATAGGGTCTGCATCAACAGTTCTGTTGTCAACTCTAAATATTCTTTGTCCTGTTTGAAATGTTCCTCCAGGAACATTAAAAATGCCAACAAAATTACCTGCTTCATCTGTTGATAATTTAGGTAAACCTTCACCTGTTTTTACTGCTGTGGTAAGGTCTGTAATATCACCAACAAGATTGTATTGAGAGGTTACATCACCGACAGCCTCATTATAACCCAATGATACATTAATTGGTGTTTGTAATGTAACGATTTTCGTGGATGCATCATAAGCAATAATATTTGCAGTTCTATTGTAATACTCAGTTATTATTCGTGTTGGTGATGTTGTATAAGTATATGGCATTTGTTTCTTCCAGTAAGACTATTGTTTATTTATTCTTAATAATATAAGCTATTTTACCTACAATATTGAAGGTTGTCATTAAGAACTTCTTAGTTATTGGACTTTTATCATCTCTGAATCCTTTACCAATTAAATATTTACCTATCCATATATTCATATCTCCACATAATTTATTTAATATGTAAGCACCATACGTTATATGTTTACCTGAAGATGTTATTTCTAACAATATATCAGAGATAGTTTGTTTAGTAAATACTCCTTTTTCATAGTTCAATCTCATTACACCACCATCACCAACAATAGATGTTGTTCCATAACCATTAACGATGTATGTACCATCACCATCAACCCACAAATTGTAAACCATATCACCTTTAGCTGGTGTTTTGACTGCATCATCCAATTGATTCATGTGTCCTAACCATGGATATAAATTCATCATTTCATCAGCAATAGGACAACTTAATTGTCCATCAATGTAAATTGGATGGTTAATTGTTGCGAATGGTTTTAGTTTTTTGTTTGGTGAATATAGTTCCATAAATGTAGAATCTAATGTTTCTTCTACAAACATTACAACATTCAACATTTTCTTATTGTGGTTGAATACTACATCACCAACTTTAACGTCTTTGATTTTCTTTTCTGTTCCATCGGCCATTAATATCAAAGTGTCTTTGGTGAAACATCTTCCACGGCGTCCCGGAGCAGGTGGAGGTGGAACATAAGTTGCGGTTTCTACTGTATATGAATAACAATATTTTGATTGTATTGCAAGTTTGGCACCAACATAATAACCATCAACATCTGAAGCGTTAGCATCTAATGCAAGTCTTGTTACACCAGTGAACCATGCACCACCTTTTGGCATAACTATTTGTTGTGCAACATCATCATAACTTGATGCTGGTGGTGATGTAGATTGGTAAACTATTTCACCCGCAGAATTTTTACCTACAACGGCAACTGCACCTGGACTACCAGCTGTTGTCGTTGCAAACACTCTGATAATGTGTGAACCAGCAGTTAAATACTTGGTATTAGATGTTGTTGTTTTTGCTGCATTTTGACCAGTGTGGGTAATAATAGTATTTCCCGCATCAATTCCACCAACTCTAAGTGTTCCTGTACCACTAGCACTCATTACGAATGTATATGTGCCGGCCTCTTCAACAGATACAACAAAAGTTAAATCAAATGTTCCTGTTTTTTGCAAATCACCCCAAACACCATATTGATTTAAGAAAGTTCCCCAATCATTTGCAGATTGTATTTTGTAGATATTTGATTCTGGACCACCACCAGCTGGGTTATATTTTCCACCAACACCAGTAATTACACCTGATGTGTGTAATGGAGTTACAGAAGCTGATGCATTAATGAATCCGTATGCTGTATTAGATGCTGCTGCATTATACTGGCCTGCTGAGTCAAACACAGCATTTTGAATTATATTGGTTGTTGTTGATTTTTGAGCACCTAATAATGCAGAGATATACAATCGAGCACTTGTACTATTTGGATAGTTGTACATACCAACAACTCTACCAAGTTTATTGAATTGATTTCCTGCATAGAATCCTACAATATCATTTTCTTTGAATTTACCTCCAACATTTACAAGTTCAATAGTGTTTGGTGAAGTCATATAATCATTTGCTTTTATACCATCAAACCAACATGACACTTCACTATTGATTAGTAGGCCTTTAGCTCTTACTATAATTTGTTGTGGTCTAATGTATGGTAATATAGCAATGTTTGTTAGATAACCATTGTTACTACCAACAGTAGATGATACTTGACTGTAACCAGCTTTAGTAACATTACCTAATTGACTTGCGTATGTGTCGGTTGTTGTTGCAATAAATCCACGACCAGTAGTTACTGTTGATGTAGATTCTGAAGTTCCAGGAATTGTTGCAAAGTCTCCTGAATTCAGTAAATTAACACCATTTGTTTGTTGATAAACCTTTAATGATGGGTCTGTAACAAGAATAGCTGGTGCTTGGTTGTTATCTACCCAGTTATCCATTGGAGGATTTAAACTAACAATACCTTGTGCTACAGCGACAGCAAATGGGTTTACACTTACCGTACTTGTTGCAATTGGTTGTACAACAACATTTGTTGTTGTGTATGGTAGAGTAAATATGTTTGTTTGAGTACCACCAATACTAGATACTGAGAAATAGTTTGTTTTACTTAATGTACCCAATGAATTTAATACAACTGGATTTTGTAATGCAAAGTTTTCTACAATATTTAAAGGTCCAAGTCTTTTCCTTCTTGTATTCAAATTGGCTTGAAAGTCTGGATTAGCCGTATCAGCAGTTGAGTATGATGAGAAGTCATCAACTAAGATACCATTTTTAAATCTATTCAGACCATTAACATCTTGCACTTGTAATGCTTGTGCATTTGTTTCCAACAAACTCAATGCAGAATAATACTCTAAGTTATTAACACGAGTTTGTAGATCGGTGATATCTCTCTTAATCCAATTTTTGTGTAATACTTTTTCGATTGAGAGATTTGCATCATCTTGTCCTGGTGCTTCACCTGGAATATAAGCTGTATATGGATCCAATGTAAGGTTAGACAATACTAATGCACCATCAGGTTCGGCCGGAAAAAGAGGACTAGTAGAGGGAGTACCTTTTATGATTTTGAATTCTTTATCTTTTGTCAGAATCAGTTTATCTTTTCTGGCCAAGTAATAATTATAATCACTCGTATATTCGGATAATGGTATTGGTATCAATATACCAGCATCTGAAGATAATGGATTGCCCGTGTACTCAAATTCCATTTCTGCTTGTGCAGATTTTCTAACAGGTCTGAAGTCTAGACAGTCCGACAATCTATAAACTGTACCACCTTTACTTGTATATGTTGGAATAGATTGATATTCTTCTGGTGAAATTGATACGCCGCCAGATGAAGCAGGAAGATAAGAGTTTACACTGAAATAACCATCTCCACCAGTGTGTTCATAGTAATCAAACACAATCAATATATTACCATTTGGTATAGATGCACCAGCCACCAACTGAACGGCCGCATGGTCATACATCGTATCTCTTTGGCCATTGTCTAATACAAATAATGATGTGATGTCATATGATGGATCAATCATCATAGCACTAGTTACTGCTGTTCCAGGTGCTCTTGAATTAACTACTTTAACAATTTTCTTAACATCAGAAACATACAATGAATTAATTGATTTAATTGCATTGTGTTTGATGTAAACTTGGCCTTTATTCAAATCAATATACGTACTGGAATTGATTGTGTTGCTTACACCAGTTGTACTTGCAAATGTAGTATTACCAAGAACAAGATTTTTTGTCTTTAATATAGTAGTTGAATCATCTGCATTGGAGATTACAACATCAGCAATAACATCAACAACAGTACCACTGGCATAAGTTGTTGAACTTAGTGTGGCAGCTTTCTTATCATTGGAAATTGTTATTGTATTTCCTGAGGTTGCAAAATCTAGAATCGCACCTGTTGATTGATTAATAACAATGAAGTTTTGTTTCACTACATCAGAGGACAATTGGCCTGTTCCTAAGAAAACTTGTGGTGTGCCTCCAGGTATAGTTATTTGTGAAGAAACACCACCACCACTATTAGTTAATGTTCTTGATCTGAATACTTTTGTTGAGTTGTAATCACTATTTGAAATGTTCGCAACATAAGGATAACCAATTGGAAATATAAGTTCTGGTACCTTAGGATTGGTTAATATTGTATCACCAGTTATTAAGCCATCAGTCTTGCCAGAATTGGAAATATTGGCCGATGCAATAATAGTGTTACTACTATTTCTTATCACAAAAGAATCAATGTCTTTAACTTTAAAGGCAAAAGAGAAAGTCGATGTATTGGTAACAGGTACAGTAAATGGTGAATCTACGGTTGCTGTTTTTGTTGTTCCGTTATATGCTACGATTCTTCGTCTGTCTCCTACACTTGCACCACCGGTGATGGTAATTGTTGAACCATAATAGGCGTTAGATACATTCGAGAATGTAGCATTAGTATCTGTAAATTGAATTGTTGTTGCTGTACCCGTTGCTGCGGTTCCATTTAGAGTTGTTGTGAATATATCAGTAACATAGGCCTTATAAGTATAAGTTGATGTGTCCGTATCTGAAGTGCTTGATTCATATTGTAAGTTTCTAATATATGCTGAACCAACTAAGGTAGAGGTATATGTTCTAGCATTTCCTGATTGTATGTTGGCACTAGTTACACAATGCAGATCAATCTTAGGCATTGTAGTAATATCAATCTTACCTTTTACATTGTTTACGGTGAAATAACTACCATAATCAAAAAACACTGGATTGTTTGTAATCGAATCGGTTGTTCTAGCTCTATCATTCTCTAGTAATAGGTCTGATTGATTTTCGATTCTGTAACCGTGTACATATGCAACACCTTTACCAATTCTAAGGTCAAATTTGGTGTCGTCTACATTTACTACTGGTGTAACTTTAAATTCATTGACAACATAGTCACCATTGGATTCATAGTCACGTTTGGCAAAGTAATCATCAATAACAGAATAAACTGTGCCGTCTACTTGTTTAACTATAACACCGTTTTCAATTCTTAATAATTCAACAAATGAATCATCGTCACCAAGTTTTAATTGTTTAGAAACAAGTGTTAAAGTTATCTGATATCTGTCTGCACCTGGTGCTTGATAGTTGGATGCACCAACAGCCGGATCAAGCAAAGAAGTATCACCCAAATAGGTAACAATATTTTCAGAAATATCCAAACCAACACGAAACGATGGCGTATTGCCATAAGGGTCTAAGATTGTGGTTTGTGGTAATACTGATACAAAGTTACCAACTGAATATTTGGAATAAGAACCATCTGGATTTGGTGTAGATGAGTTACTGTATCCATTTACGATGTAGAACACACCTTCAGAAATCGATGCGGTTGAGGCCTTACCTGAACATGTAGTTCCGCCTGGAACACCAATAGTTAATGCAACTGTGCTTGATCCATCAACGCAGGACACGGTATTTGCATCAGTAAACTGAGCACCTGAATAGTAATTAATGATAATGGTAGGTGGTTCGTTCGTATCGATTAATGAACCCTCTTTATATGCCACAACTTTTGCACGAACTGTGCCAGTTGAATCGGTAACTTCTTTGTTTAAGAAATCTGAAACGTTAATATCCACATTTTGAAATTGTGGTTGTAATTTGACGTAGGAACACTCCAGATTAGTGGTAACTTTACCACCGGTAACTGGAGTGTTCTGAGAGAAAATGTGGTCGGCAAAGTTGGAGATTTGATTTTGTAGAATACTTTGTGACTGAGTTAATTCTCTAGCTTGAACGGCTGAACCTGGTTTGAATAGTATACGATGAAAATTTTTACTTGGATCAAAATCATCATAGTATGGATCAACATTAAAATTGATTGCTTCTTTAATAGCCATTTTTTTCCCTTAGTATCCTAATACAAACTTAAATTGTTCTATGCCGTCTGTGTTTCTTTGAACACCTGATCTATTCTCAACGAACATAATATATCCGGAGAATGTTACATATTCAGGTGGATTAACATTGTTAATTGTTCTGACAGTTTTAGATGTGTCACCAAAAATTGGTTCATTTGGAATAGCTTGTCCCGTCATATTTATAACTCGTACTACATTGTTTATTGAATCGAAATTCAAAACATTTGCTTTAAATGTGAAATCATCTACAGAATTTCCTTGATATACAAATTCATCTTCAAGATAATCACCAAATCCTAATGCAACTGATATTGATGTTGAACAATCGTATACTGTACCATTTGCAATCGCTGAGTTTTCTGGTTCTCCAACTTTAACTGTAGGATCAACTACAATACCCACTTGGTGAAAGTCAATGTCTGTTGATATCTTACCACCTTCTGTTCCATTAAATTGTGCGATTAACATTACATGTTCACAACCCAACTCGGCTAATAGATCACTGCCATGGCCACCAATTGGAGATACACCAGCATAAACATTCGCACCTGAACCTAAATCTGAAGTTATAGAAATGTTTGCATATGTATAACCTGTGCCTTTATTGATAACTTTAACATCTATAATTTCTCCATCTGAATCAGAAGCTGTTGCCGATGCACCAGTACCATCGCCAGTAATCGTTACAAATATTGCGGCATTTGATGAATCATATCCCGATCCGCCATTTAATACATTAATAACTTCAATATTGCCTGCACCAGCTGGACTACCTAGTGTGGTTTCTGTTGTTGTAAAACTATCAGGTGCTCTATTCTTAATCTGTACTGGAATCCAAACACTGTCCATAAAATTAACTTTTAGGCCAGTATCTATGGTGTACATATACTTCCATTTGTAACCGTCAACATCAATGAATATACCATCATCACTGAAAGTTCCTGGTTCAAAATATGGCTCTACGGTAGAAGGTGCTCCATTGCCATTCCATAGACACTTGAATACTTGGTCGTACTTGTTCTTCACATAGAACTTATACACTAAAAGACCACTAGAAGATTTTTGATAGATGTCTAAATCTTCTTGATAATATGTGTAAACGGTACCAGAAGTCCAATCTACTCTCTGTATTACTGGACTAATATTGTTAACACTAATCTTTTTAACCGCAAAGATGTTCTTGCGGATTTGTTTCATAGAGTAAGGACTGAAACTTGGAATAGGAGGATACTGATCGTTTGGCCAAACATCAACCTTAGATAGGAAACAATAATAGTTTGTAACCGGTATTGTTGAGTTAGGTATAGTTGCAACAGAAGAATAGTAACCTTGAGTTACTGCTGATATCTTTGCGCCATGTGTTAATATATTTTGGTTCATGATTTATTTATTAAGCGTGTTGAATTGCTACGAAGGTATTTGCATTGTCCCCATCAATACTAAAATATCTCAGATATGCGGAACTGGTTGCTGGCATTGTAAATGTAGTAGAATTTTCGGATGAATTTGTTGCGGTACAACCGTGTGTAACTGTTCTTGCAATTCCACTAGTGTTTGTTAACCAAACTTCAACAACTTTACCATAAACATAATTTGAAAGTGTGATAGTTAAGTCTGCGGCAAGTGATGCTTTAATTAATGATGTTGTTGCAAAATCAATTGTAAATGCTGTCTGAGCACCAACCAATACGGTTGGTGTATAAATGAATCCTTTATCTGGTTTAACTGTACCAGTAAATTCAACATCGTTAGCATTAAATGAAGCAATTTTTGTAACTGTATTTGATCCGTCAGAAACATTATAAAATTCAATTCTAGAACCACGAGCAGCGTCTGTAAAATTCTCAGAAGCTACAATGTCAATTCTGGACACACCTAGTGGTGCAAATCCTGTGGTGCCATAACCATTACCTGCTAATCTTAATAATACATCATTGTTTTGTGTTGCTGTTGGAGCTGCCGCAGTACCTCTGGCAGAACGACCTGCCAATAAACCATATGTATTTGCACCAAAACTATCTAAAACTACTCTAGTTGGTAAATTTGGTTTACCTGTAATTTGCAACATATAACCATCATTTTGTGGTTCAACCACAGCTGCGTTGTTACTTCCTGTAATACGAACAGCAGATTCAGATGCTGAAGTTAAAGCGGTATTTACAGTTAACTGGCCAGTTGCTGCAACACCAATCATTGTTACATTGCCCTGTATATTTAAATTACCACCAAAGATAGCACCTGAAGTGTTTGCTAATGCTGCATTGGCCTTGGCAAATGCTGCTGATGCATAAGTGTTCTGTGCATCATTAACACCAGTAATATATGTTATAGAAGCGTTTTGTGTGACATTAACACCAGTAATATATGTTATTGTGGTAGAGTTTGTGTTAGCAAGATTAAAAGCTGCCTGAGTTTGGCCAGTTAATGTTGAAATAGAATTTGAATTAGTATTTGCTAACGCAAAGGCAGCCTGTGAATAATTTGCAGGTGAAGCTGCTGTATTTTGTGTTGTATTGTCTGCAAATATAATAGGTTTCTGTGTCAGTTTGAAACCATTACCATAAGAGAACTTGGCCACAATATTGGCCTCTGCTGAACCACCTTGTATAAAATTAATATCTCTATTCTGTGTAACAACACCCATAATAAGGTTACCACCAGCATTTGCGGAACTTTCACCACCTTTTACAAATAGGTAACCATCTAAAGCTTTAATTGATGTATAGGTTGGATTATTATCAGTTGAATTGGCCAAACCTAGATCAATATAATGTGTTTCATCTGTACCTATATCAGCTGTAACAACATAGTCGGATGAACCATTACTTGCATCATTTTGTATACTAACTTGAAGATAATTTTCTGCTACACCAGCAAATTGAGCAACAGCATTAGGAAGAATTGCAGTATGATTACCAACATTTAGGTAATTGTTTGCATATAATTGTTGTGCAAGAGTGGTTGCAGTAAACTTACCTGTAATACCCGTTGGTAAATCCACACCTAAAAATATTGAATTAGATGTGTTTGCACTGATTAGTGGCAATTCTATTAGTTCTGAAATCTTTACTGTAGACATTTTTTATCCTAAAATGATGATTCGTCCATCTTCTGTTGTTAATATTCTTCCATCTTCTGTAGCTAACTCAGGGAAATACTGTACACCAACTGGTCCATAGAATGTAATTTGATCTGCTTTGCCTATAGTGCCACCAACCGAAAATGATGATCTTCTAACAGTCATATATCCATTAGAATTTGCTGTTATTGGTGAACTCACAGTTAATCTACTGTTTGTGTAGTCAATACTCTGAACAGTTCTTACTGTATTATTTGGAATTAAAATTCTATCACCAACATATACAATATCTTTTAATGGATATGCAGTGTTACTATAAACACCATCATTAATTACATTATAAGTTCCAGTTAGACTTGTTATATTTATTGTGCTTGAATTAGCATTAGCTGTAACTTTTGCAACACTAGAGAACGTGAGTATTACACTGTCTTGAATTGTTATTGAATTCGCCAGATAATTCACACCCGTAATCTTAGAATATATATTTGGACCAATAGTTGGTGTCAAACGAATAAAAGTGTTCGGAAATATAAATGTTGCAATATTTGTTCCTGTACCAATATTATTCAATCTCATAATATTGGTATGTTTTTGGTTGAAGTCTGTAAACATCTCTATATTTGCAGATGCATCATTTGTGTAATAGTATAACGTCTGTCCTTGTGATAATGCGGAAGTCATATGCGCTTGAATCTCACCGTTAGACCGCATACGGAATTTACCTATAGCTCTTGTACCTGATGGGTGCAATAAGTTTAATAGTATATCTTTATAAGATTGTATTGACTTCTCAACAATAATTTGATAAGTGAAGTTATTGAAAACACTATCTTGCAATACATCAAAAGAACTTAATTGGCCTTTTGAATCTACATATCTTCCTTTACCAACAACTACACCATCCAAATAAACAGATTGTCCTTTTGCAGTACCATCACCGAAGTTTTTGATACCTTTGTTATCATATGCAGGACTACCTGGATAAAATCTATCTTTAGCAAATTTCTGATTCACCATACTCATGACAATATCTTTGTCTTTTACTTTTATTGGTTGTGTTGGATCAGTTGTTGATAGATATTCAAATACTCTGAGGTTGTATTTTGTGAGTAGTGGATCCTGACGATTTGTTTCTAATATTGATATGGAATTAACTGTTGCTTTATAAGCAGATACATTGTCAAGAGTATATTGATATACTGTATCACCTTTTTCAGGTAGATTAATTAGTGTGACGTTTGACACCACAATATCTTGTACACGCATAGACACATTTGGTGCAGCAATGTAATCTGTTCCACCATATACTACATCAATCGTTCTAATGCCACCTGCACGTTGCACCATTGTTGAAAATTCTGTGCCATCACCCAATATACCTGTAACAAATACTGATGCATTAACAGCATTAGCATTAGCTGACTGTACTGTCAAAGTTGGTAATTCTAGTGGACCATATCCCATACCACCTAAAGGATATATTCCAGAAGGATCACTATTATAGTAAATGCTAGTTATTCCACCAGTATTTGAAACGGTTCTTACTGATGCGTTAGCACCATAACCTGAACCTCCAGTAAAAATAATTTTGTCGTTTACTTGATAACCTACACCAGTGTTTGCGATTTGTATTGGTGCAAGTATGCCTAAGTTTTTAAGTATAGCGTTATTATTTTGATAGTCACCAAATGCAACCGAATCAGCATCTACAGAAACATCCGGTACAATACCTGTTCCACCATCTGTAACCAATACTGATACAATAGGGAAACCAAATCTTGTAATAAAACTTAAAGAATTTGCTAATGTTGTATTTGCATTAGCACTTTTGTTGTTACCTTGTAAGAATGTATACCTTGTATTTCCAATTGTTGTGTTTGCCGCAGTACCAATCATATTAGTTGGGAAATATGTGATGTTGGCTTGTGACTGGGAACTTGTTGAAGGATTAACTGCAATTACGCTTGCTCTAGCACCTTTACTTTCACCATCACCATCTATTATAGTGATAGATGAATTGGATAGTGTTCCAAAACCATATCCACCTCTACCAGGTAAGACATTAATTCTTTGTATGAAACCTGTGTATACTTGGCCAATTCTGGCTATAGCACTATTGGCCTCAGTGGAGTCATCACTTAATCCGCCATAAAGAATAACTGGATCACCAGTTTTATATAATAATCCAGTTTTATTTGGATCAGGCAATGTGATTGCAGAAATTTCACCAACAATTTTTGCTCTTAGTGGTTGACCATCAACTAAGTAATCTTGATTGTCAGAATCGAGAATCTTTACAAATTCTCCTGATTCAAATGATCTATTAATAGTTGATATGAATAACTGTATTCTATTGAGACCAATTATAGTGGCATTTTCAACCACTGCAAAGGCTTTAGAATCTTCACCAAAAACTCTTAGGTTTTGAGTGTTTAAAAAATTTAAATTAGATGTTAATAACTTTAAACTCTTTGATCTATACCAAGTACCAGAAGATGCCCTTAAAATTGCATCACCAGTGTTGAATACATCGAAATCGGAATTATAAAGTATTCTGAATAAGAATTTATAAGAAGCAGGAGTACCTTTGGTGTCATAGATAGTTTTGGCTATCTTGATAGCGTTCTTCTTATTAATCAATGCATCTTCAGGAAAATAAGGAAGAAAATCATTAATGAAATAATTTAAAAATCTATCTATTGTAGTATCAATATCTCTATAACTTAATAGGTTTTTTGTATAGTCAGCAACATTTCCTTCTTGTTCCATCCATTCATAGTAGGCTTCAACGAATGAAACAAACTTGGCATATTCTTCCTCATCTCTAATGAATTGTGGAAGTTGTGATGCAACTAGTAGTGATAGTTTTTTATCTGTAGACATTACGTTTTAGCTATTACGTTTACTGTTATGGCTGTTGGGTCAAATGGATCAACAGTAATAATCCTATTATACGATGATGAAATAATTGAAGTCAATGGATTGGCTGTAATAGTGAGTTGACCTTGTTCATTATTCACACCAACTGGGCTGAAAGGTCCGAGTGTGACTAGCCCCTCATTATAATTGATCGTTCCAACATTATCTTTAATAATGTTTTTCACACCTTTTGTATCATACCAATATAGTCTTAATGTACCAACTCTGCCTTCTAATTGTGCAGTTGCGGCACCTAAAGCACCAGTTGTGTCATTGGCCGCCGGTGTAATCTTAACGACTGCGCTGGTATAACCTGAACCTTTATTCACAACTGTGATCTTTGTAATTTTTCCTGCAACTATAGTTGCTTGTGCTGTTGCACCTGATCCATCACCTAAAATTTCAATAATTGGTTCATATTGATAACCATAACCTGTATTGATTACTGTAACACCTTCTAATCCACCAGTGGATGATGGTACTTCTTCAACATAAACTTCATTTAAAGTTTGTGTAATATTATTTGGGTCTTTATAACCTATACCAGGAGAACTACTCACACCACTTAAAAATAAACCTTTCTTTAGAGGTGCACCGTAATATAATTTATAAGTTGAACCTGTTACTAAATTAGGATAAAACTTTTTCTGTACTTGTATTGATACTTCATTTGTTATTATGGATGTATCAACTTTTTTAATTGTTTCAACTAAATCTGAAAGTAAGAATGTAGAATTAAAAGTGTTTAGTGTTGTTCTTGCAAACGCACTGATAGAATTACTGACTTCAAATCCTATTTGTTTATTTGTTAATGTAGTTTTCTTTGGATCATAATACACATTCGTATTAATTTTAATATATGTGTAATCAGGATCAATAATGTTTGGAACAATAGACATCATTGATACCGGTTTTATTACTTCTTCTATCAGTCGTTTTTTTTGTATATCTGATAAAGAATATGCACCTTTTGGTTTAATCGATAAGAATACCTGACCATATACTGGTGGATCATTCTCTTGGCCACCCCATGCAGATACCGCATCAAAAGAAAAACCTAATCTATTTTGTTGTACAGCTGTAATGTAATCTTCTTTAGTTACTGCTCTTCTCTGTGATGAAAAGGCCTTAGTAGCTTGAAAACGAATAGAATCCATCGTTTCTTTATCACCACCATCAGCCGCAGGTTTAACAGATTCAACTAATGAAGAAGAACCTATGTCTATTGTTACACTAAAATTATTTGCACCAATAGATTCTGTACCAGAAGTGGTCAAATAATTAACAATAATTCTACTGCCATCTGTTAGTTGTTTACCTAGTATTCCATCTCCAAAATAAATTTGATAGTTCTCATCAGTGCTTTCTTGCAAGAAATATACTCTTGATTCGGGAGTTAAATTAATATAATCATCAGACAACACATAAGTTTCATAATAATTTACACTAGGATTTTCATATACAATAATTTCAATCGTTGTACTATCTATATTTGGATTCGTGAGCTTAAAGATTGCTGAAGGATTCGTGGTTACATCTAGTGTAAATGTCTGTTTTACTGGAATACCCTGTTTAATTATAATATTCTCAAATAAAGCTTCGCCTGTGGTTGATATAGTAGTTGTATAACTATCTGTCGTGACGAAATTGTAATGTCTACTACCCACCAATTCTGATAAAAAACTTGTGTATTTTGGTATCGTTAACTGAGTTCCTGTTACACCTGAGACGGAAACATTTACGGTAGCAGAAGGTGCAATAGCTGTTTTTGGAATATAACCTAATTCTTTTGCATGAGATACAACTGAACTTCTTTTTAATGCAGTATCCATAAACATCTCGTTGGACACCATATTCAGATAATATGAGTTGTATTGTGTATTATAAGCAAGAATATCGAGTAGTACAGAAAGACCTGACCCTGAGAAATTATAGTCTTTAAAAGTATTTTGACTCTTTAAAAAATTAGTTAGATTTTCTTTGATTGTGGCAAAATCTAAATCTGCAACTTGTGTGTTATTGTTGGCTATAGCCATTATCTAGTCCTCTGTAGTAGAAGATTTACTGGAGTTGGTGTTGTGTTGTTTCCTATGAAAAAACTCAAACGAACGTTATACCCTTGTTCATTTGATGTCGTGGAAACGTCAACATACTGTAATGTTACTCTAGGTTCATAATTATTAATACAGTCCTCAATTTCCCTAGCAATAGTTCTTTCCATCAACGGTGAAGCATTCTCAAATAATAAAGCTTCTAAGTTTGAACCAATACCTGGTTGAAACGGTCTTTCATAATGATTAGTTGATAGTAAATTTGTCACAGACCTTATAACGGCCTGATCGTCATAACTAATGGCAACATCACCCGTAATCGGTGAACGATTAAAGGTGAGGTCTAAGTCTGAGTATATATTTTTAAGAGTTGCCATTTTTATATTTAGTGCGAAAGTAAAACGCTTTTTTGAACTCCTGAGCTGCGTCTGAAAAATTCTCGGGCCGGAACGCAAAATTTCGAATTTTTGAAAATCTAAGGATACAACCTTGCCTTGAGTTTATCTGAACCTATGTAATCATTTATTAATAACGTCTGAGTGTTACTCATAGCACCTTTTGAGAATCTATGTAAAAATGCATTTTCTGTTGCTACCTGAAATGATTTTCTAAAAAATGACCAATCTTCTGTTCTTCTCGTAAGTACAAAATTATATACACTGTCTAAACTGTTAACCATTTGTTGTAGTCTGGTGTTAGACAGTTGACAAGTGTTGGCACCAGTAGGAAATCCAGGAACGAATATTGTATTATCAATGATTTCTTGATTAAATAGTGAAATTACATCATTATTTGCTTTTAAATCGGGTTCGATAAACAAACTGGTCATTGCACCCAAGGCACCCACAGTATTTTGAATACCGTTTGTTTGATTTAAAAGAACAATCATCTGATTACCTAAAGCCATAATAGAATCTTGTGTGGGTATATTAGGGTCTTGAAATACATTTGCAGCCGTACCAGAAACATTTGCGGTATGAGAAATAAATCTATTCATTTCTGCAATTCTGAGAGAAGCAGCTGTTTTTGTCAAATTATTGGCAATATCACTGTTTGCAAAACTAATAAAATATGGACCGCTTTGAGTATTTGCTGTTAATGCCAACGTGGCCATACTAGAAATTATGTCGTTTGATACATTTAGAACAGGATTTCTGTAATAACTAGTTGAATCTATAGGACCATCGGCCATATCAGTAATCATCCACTGATCTGGAGCATCTATTTTTGAATAATTAGTTAAACTATTTTTAGCATCTGGTGATAGATTGATTACATCTCCAAATTTGGTACTATCAAAATTAAAACCTATTCTTCCAAAAACTGTATTAGCCATTATATCTCCATTATTTAAACATCAGGTAACAAATTGCCACCAGCATCAGGATGTGAGTGAGCGTTATATTTCATTCTCAACATTGCCAAGGCGCCATGATAATCAAGAACCATAATTGTCTTAACTATGCCTATTGAAGCCGATACACCAATAAAATTTGGTGCAGTAACGGTTCCTGTAGCTGTAATGCATCCAGGTGGCGCAAGTCCACCCATGTCATATGTAGTCATTCCCGGATACACTGCACCAACGTTAATTCCACCTAGAGTTTCAAAACCACCCATTGTAAAACATTTTCCACCCGCTGTCAAGTATGTTGTAGCCATGATACTTGAACCACCCATGATTGTGCCACTAACTCTTAAATCACCTGTTATGTTTACTGTACCACCGGTAATCAAATTGATATTTGGTGGAAGTATACTTAATGGACTACCTGCACTAATATTAATATCTGAACCAGCAGTAACGTCTAGTTGTCCTTCAACAACAACGTTTGCATCACCATTAACAGTAGCTCTTAAACTTTCACCAATCGAGGCGTAAACAGTACCCCAAACATCAAGTTTAGCATCAGCTTTAACAACAATTGAGCATACTCCACCAATCGTTACTTCATTATTATTGATGACTACAGTAAAGTTATTACCGGCAGTAACTTGTTTAGTTGATCCATTTGGTTCCATCATCCAATATGTTTGATTCTCACCAAAGGCTTTACCGTGTTGAATTCTAATTGACTCATTACCAGGAGTATCATCCATCATAACAAAATGGCCTGATTCTGTTTGTTCTACATTGATATAGGGAAAATTTCCTGAATCATCTATACCAGTAGATGCATAACTACCAAAGGGGAATCTAAATGTTGACATACTGTTCCTTAAAATAAACTCACGTTTACAACTGGTTTTGGTGGACTGTTTGTAATGTTTGAAAATGTTGATGATAATAAATCTGTAGCCACATCAATACCTGTTGTTAAATTTCCTACATCTAATTGTATTTGTTCAAAACCGGCAACGACTGCATTGGTTGCTTGTTCTGCTAATGTTAAGTTTTTTTGTAGATTACTTATTTCTCTTAAAAGCCTAGCAGTGTTATCTTCAGGCAATAAAGCAAAAGTTAACGCATTTTGAATAGCATTTCTCAATGCAGTTGCACATTCAGCAAAAGCTTGTGCAAATATTACTGGTAAAGAAGCTATAAATCTAAGTAATACACTAACAAATTGTTGTACTTGTACTATCAACAAAGCAAGAACAACATATGTTTTAATAATTCTATTAATTTCTCTAATTTTTTCTAAAATATATTTTGCAGCATTTTTAATTGTATCTACTAAAGGACCACTAGCAACAGAAAAAGCACCTTCAATTTTTTGTCTAATATCAGAAAGAAATTTTTGTACTTCAGCACTTTTAAATAATATTGCCAATTCTAATGCTGGTGAACCTAGTGCTAAATTCGGAACTTCAATTCCATTCATGGTTGTAATTGTTCTTCTTTTTGGTTGAACTACACCAACAGGTTCACAAATATGGTGTTGATTTCTATTTGCAAAATTAATACCAGTAGCAATAGTTTTACCTCGAACATTATAACTCTGTACTCCACGAGCAATGTTGGACACCATGGACTCTCCTGCGGCCGCAACATCACCCAAATAACTAGCTTTAGGAGGATCTGTTTCGACTGCACCTGCATTATGCGAATATGTTTCTGGTGCTGGTCTAACTAATGAACCAGTTACTTCATCAGTTTTAAATAATATGGTTTCCTGTAGTGATGTATCCGTATTTGCCATTTTAACTACCTCTATTTTGTGTTGATACCAAGGCCTGACGTTTGTGCATTTAGACCGTTGAATACTCCTAACATACAAGGAGCTTGCCCACCCATACCGTCAAGAAAAAATCCCATCACCCAATCACCAACTCTAGGTGAAGAAACTTTACCTCTGGAATTTATTGGTAGTATTGCTTGAGCCCATGGTAAATCTTTTTCTGGAATTTTTTCAAAGGATTCTTTTCCACCATCACCATGCCAACCAAATATTCTAACTTGACATCTGCCTGCACCTAAAGGATCAACTCGATTTACAATTTCACCAACCCACCAGACAAAACCATCTTTGCCTGCAAAATTAATTTCTTTCATTTTTTAACCCTTAGCTTTGTCTATTTCTTCATTTTGAACAAATGGTATATTTGGTGCAGAAAGACTGTCTGTAACTGCTAGCACAATACACTTATAAGAACCTTCATAATCTAGAACGTGTCTTATAGCTGCTACCATATATTTACCAGAATAATATTTATCTATGTTACTAGTATTTTTGTTTTTAGCGACAGCCAATGATGGTATATTTAATTTGACTATATCACCAACTCTCATCATAGGGTCACCAGCTATACTAAATTCAACTTTTATATAGTTGGCCAGCCCAAATTGTGCTATTCTATAAGGTATTCTGGTTTCAGCATCAATATTAGGAGGTACTGATTGAAAAGCCTGTTTACTACCTTTAATCAGAGGGTTTTGTCTTTGTTTGGTATTTGTAATAACTAATTTAACAGATGCATCAGTCATCTCACTTACGGTTTTTTCAAACCTATTTTTAAAATCTGCGGTAAGTGGGTAAGGATTCAATGTCAATGGTTTTTTACCACCTTGTGCAGCCAATTTACCTTGAATATAATCATCATACTTAAATCCTGTTATAAATTTCTCTTTCGTTAAAGTATCGATGCCTATAAATTTGTTTGCGAATAGACCTCCAATTGATGCTTCAAGAGTATCAAAGTGTTTAACTATTCTACACGTTAACATACTCCTCAATCCTCTAGACATATTCTCCGAACTTTCTGGTTGATATAAGTTTTGTGGACTATAATCATACTCAGCATAAATGTCTTGTTTATATAACGATTGTAACGATCTTAAATGAAATCCCCTTCTAGTTTCATAAAAGAACATATCGGCACCAACATATCCACCATCATTCTTTGATGGTTTGGCATAAGTGGCCAACCAGTTTATTGCATCAAAAGGCGTTAGATTTGGAATAATCATACTATATAAACCTTCTGTTAAATCCAAATCTATTGGTTTAGTAGACCTCAATTCTTCATATAAAATATTGTCTATCATGTCACGTATAGTCATATTGGTGTATGATCTAGCAATTCTTTTTTGATTTGATAAGAACAATTCTTCAGAAATAAATTGTATCATATACTGAACGTTAGTTCGAGTATTTTGATTTACTGCTTCAATTTTATAAACCCTGAAGGTGATATCAAATTCGTTCACATCATCTGGTGTTGACTTACTGAAAGCTATTCGAATAAAATCGAAACCATTAATATTAAAATTTTCAATAAATCCGGATGCATCGGTTACAATCAAATAACCAGAAAATGTTGGCATATACAGCTCTTCAAAAATGGATAATTCCATCATTGAAGGTTTAAAAGAGATTTTAGAACCAGTACCAGTTATTAACTCTACATCATTAATACTATATTGTTGTGGTTCACTAATGCCCTTATTTTTAGTTACCATAATTAAATATTTCCATAAAGAAGTTTAAATTGTGATTTCAATTCATTTGCCACATTGATATTGATGAGATTAATTGTCTGCTTAGAATCATTTAACTCTATTTCATAATCATAGTTTGTTACAGTAGATTTAGTCAAAGAATAGTTTACGATCTCTCCAGATGGCAAAACACAATTTTTAGAGAATTCAATTAGATTATCATATTCTTCTTTACCAATTTCTGTGGTTGTTTCTTGTTTTTCATTGGTTAAAGGATCAGTATATGTTATTGTTTTTGCGTAATGATGTATTTGATATGCATTTTCAATTGAACCATATTTGTTAATTATATATTTGTTTATATTGTATTGACTTAATGGCCAATCCCATTGTGGATCACTTAATAGATTTGATACCATAACCAACCAATAATCGTCAGCAGAACCGTAGTATTTCTCAGCAACAATTTCTGGACTATCTTTTTCTTTTAATGTGTACTCATAATATGACAATGGACTTTTTATCAATTGTGAAACGATATAAACCCTTGTCGTTAAATCTTTCATATAGATGTTGTTTCCACGACCATCTGGATATGAAATTACTGGTAAATTTTTAAAATATAACATTAGTAACCTTGTCTAATTTTATTTTTATCGATAATAGACATTTCTTTAAATGATAGTGTCAAACGTGTTTGAACTGGTGAACCATCAGGAAACGTAATCCATCCATTTGTTGCATAGTCAACCTCTATGCTCTCTAAAACACACTCATCTATTTTATTTACAAAATTATTCCTAGTACCTTGATATAAAAATTCAATATCAAATGTTGAAGGTAATATGAAAAATTGACCACCAATTCCAGCTGCAGCATTACCTACTTCTGGTGCTGCATGAAATTTAAACATATCTATAATTTTTTTTACGTTTTTTGATTCTCTTTCACTATATGGAGTAAAAAGAAATGTCATTTGAAAAGTTCTTAGTGCAGTTGCTTTGAATAATAATTGTACTTGTGGGTTGATTGCATATCCTCTACCTCTTAATAATACATCAACAGGTATAGCACCACCAACTGCTTCTTTAATTAAAGCTAACAGATTAGGATTAGTTGCGGCTGATGCAAAATTAAACTTATTGTTTTTTAAATCCGACATGTAACTAGAAACATCACCACCTAACCCAACAATGGCCTGACCTAATCTTGGAATGGTATAATCATTTAAATCATCTTCTTGATAAGCATTTGTATAAGAAGTTTGCATTGTATCCGGCATATACAATTGAATTGATGCAGCTAATCTTCTTTTTTCTGGAGTTATTTTAATACCAGTATCTTTACCATTAATGATTCCTATCTTAACCGTTTCAGCAGATTTCGAGACATTTTCAATGTATTTACTACTACTTTTATCTTCTGTATATGATGACTGTTCAATTTCATTGATGAAAAATTGAACCTGATGTTGCCTACTACGGTCTACACCCAAACCATCTGGATATTGCAAAACACTGAAACTATAATTATCTCTATCCAAATCGGCTAGTGGTGGAGGTACGTCCAATGTTTTGGAAGCAATGTCAGATTGTTCAGAGTTATCTTGAATTGATATTCTTGTGGCCATTTTATTTTTTTGTTGAGAAAAGACATATATATTTATATGGCTTACTCAGGACGTTTTATACCAAAAAATCCTCGAAAATACATGGGGGATCATAGTAATATCATATATCGGTCATCTTGGGAGTGCAGGGTGATGGATTGGCTTGACCGGAACCCAGAGATTATTCAATGGGGCTCAGAGGAACTTATTATACCTTATAAATCTCCTGTAGACGGACGGTTTCATCGATATTTTCCAGATTTTATCGTCAAAACCAAAAAAGGTACGATGATTATTGAGGTCAAACCAGAAGCACAAACTAAACCACCGAAACAAAAGAAAAGAATCACCAAACAATACATTCAAGAAGTGGCCAACTATGGTATCAACCAAGCCAAATGGCAGGCCGCAACCGAGTATTGTTTAGACCGAGGATGGTCTTTTAAGATCATAACTGAAAGTCATCTAGGACTCAACTAAATATTGTAATGACATCCAAACTTACACAATTAACTGAACAAAAGACGGCAGCTCAACTAAAGAGTATGTCGGTGGAATCGTATCGATGGTTACAAACTAAGATATCACAACTTAGAAATCCAGGAACTATTGCAAAGCAGATTGCCAGAGAAAAAGATAGAATTGCAACAAGGTTTAAAATTGGTGGGTTGTATTTTTTCTTTTATGATCCAAAGACGAAATCTGAATTACCATATTATGATACATTTCCTTTGGTATTGGTATTGGAGAGATATCCAGATGGATTTTTAGGATTGAATCTACATTACCTACCGGTAAAATACAGAATTGCGTTTCTGAACAAATTGATGCCCCTAGCGGTCCTAGACGATTCAGATGAAATCAAACGTATGCGTGTGACATACGACATTTTAGACGCCTCCAGACGTTACAAGGCGTTCAGGCCATGTGTTAAAAAGTATTTGTACGGACATTTTAGGTCTAAGTTACTTACCGTTCAGCCAAATGAATGGGATGTAGCAACAATGATACCGGTACACCAATTCAAGAAAGCCAAACCATCGCAAGTTTGGCATGAATCCATAGAACAAATTAGGAACAATTAAAATGCCATTCGCAGTGAATCGATTTTTAGATAGTTTCAATACCGAATTAGCCAGACCATCTAGGTTTGAGGTGTTTTTCAATATACCAGCAGCATTAAGCAATAATGGATTAAGATCAAATTCTTCAAGAACTAATGGTTTAACTTCTTTAGATTTAGCATTAAGGTGCGAAAGTGCTCAGTTGCCTAGCAGAACTCTTATGACAACAGAACAAAAGATATATGGCATCACTGAAAAATATCCTTATGAAAATTCTTACAATGATGCTGAGTTTGTGTTCTTAGTTTCTGGTGACATGAGAGAAAAAAAATTCTTTGATAGTTGGATTAACTTGGTAAGTCCTAAATTATCATACAACATGAATTACAAATCTGTTTATGCTACTAGTGTGATTGTCAAGCAATACGATCAACAAAATAGGCCTCAGTACGAGGTTGAATTGAGGAAATCTTTCCCTATATCAGTTAATCAATTGGATTTAGATTGGTCGTCTGATGGTCACCATAAACTCGCAGTAGTGTTTGCCTATAGTGATTGGATCAGTGGAACTTCAACAACAAATTTAGTAGGATAAGTTAAAAAGTTTTTAAGTATTATTATATTATAAGGAGTTATTATGGCTTTACCAAAAATTGATGTGCCTGTGCATGAGATTACATTACCAATAGCCAAAAAGACGTTACGTTATAGACCTTTTTTGGTTAAAGAACAAAAAATATTATTAATGGCTGGTGAATCAAACAATGCGGATACTATAGAAAAATCAATTAGACAGATTCTTCAAAATTGTTGTTTGGATGAATTTGATGTAGATACTTTAAGTTTGTTAGACGTAGAATTTTATTTTCTTCACCTAAGAGGAGTATCAGTTGGTGAGATGGTAGAAAATAAATATAGATGCCAAAATGTTGTGAATGAACAAATTTGTAATAATCTTATGGATGCAAACTTAAATGTTACAGATTTAAAAATAACTGGTATTGAAGATTATAAAGATGTCATATATGTGACCGATAATGTCGGTGTGAAAATGATATTACCAAAATATAGTTTGTTGCAGAAGGCCAGAGATATGGTTAATGCAACAGATTTCGTATTCGATTTAATCATAGATTGTATAGAATACATTTTTGAAGGAGATCAATTTCACTATGCGAATCAAATACCAAGAGAAGAACTTTTGGAATTTGTTGATAGTTTAAATCAAACACAATTTGCAAAATTGCAGTCATTCTTTGATAAGATACCAAAAATAGAAAAGAAAGTTGAAGTAACCTGTAATAAGTGTGGGTTTGAACATAAAATTGAATATGAAGGAATCGAAAGTTTTTTCGGATGATATTTGGTCATGATTCGTTGCAAAATTATTATACAACCAATTTTAATTTAATGCAACACCATAAGTACAGCTTGACGGAAATTGAAAATATGCTGCCGTGGGAAAGAGAAATTTATATTACACTCTTAATCCAATATATGAAAGAAGAAAACGAAAGAATCAAACAACAACAAATGCAAAATAGGTAAAAAATGGCAATTTTAAATAGAGGATCTGGATCATTATTTCCATTAATAAATGATATCAAAAACAGTAATTCGAAAAATGAAGCGCCAGAACCAGCACTAAAAAGAAGTTCTGGTTCAAAATCTGACGTTAGAGTCGGTGATGGCATGACCGTTATTTTATCTAAAATTTGGGGAGCATTAAAGAAACAAGAAGATTTTGCAAAAGTGGCCAAAAAGAATATTGAAGCAGATAAAAAATTCAAAAAAGAATCAAAAGACTTGATGAAGAAGAATCACCAAGTTATTTTAAATTCTTTAAATGTTTTAAACAAAGATGTCACAAAAGTTTTAACTAAACTTTTAGATGTTAATGAAAAAAGTGCAAAAGAAGAAACCAAAAGATTAGAAGATGCTGAAAGATCGGATGAGCTAAAACAAGACTTTGCAAAAGAAACATTTAGAGAAAGTGAATCTGATGCTGAGAGGAGACATAAGGAACTTTTAGAAGCATTGAAGTTAATCGGTGGTGGTGGTAGTGGAGAAGAAAAAACAAAAAGACAAAGGAAAACTCCTTTCGAAAAATTATTAGGTGATTTAAAAAAAGACTTTCTAGGATTATTTGAAGGTGCATTATCAAGAGTTTTTGGTAAATCATTAGCTAAATTTTTAACCGCTACTGTACCATCTTTAATTGCGAGTGCCGTTACTAGTTCATTAAGATTAGTATTAGCACACCCTTTGGTTGCTTTAGGTGTTGCTATAACTGGATTGACTGCTTGGTTAGGATCAAAATATGGAGATATGTTATCAGATTTAGAAAAAGGTAAAAATGCAGCTGCAGCAAAAGGTGATGTGAAAGAAACTGAAAGAAAAAGTCAACAGCTTAATAACATGTATGCAGCTCTTAATCCTATGGGTCCAGGATTCGTTGATACATCTAAAGCAAAAAAAGACACTGCAATGGCATTAGAGAAAGCTGGTACACCAGCGGCCGCATCTGCATTAGAAAAACTATATTTCGAAAATCCAAACCTCAGACCACAAGTTAAGTCAAATGTAAACACAGGCAAAGTTGAAAAAGCTTCACCACAATCAACTCAACTTACTTTACCTGTTAATCAAGGAACATTCACAAGTGATAAAGGATCAAGAACTTTGAATGGAGTAACAAAAGAACATAATGGAGTGGATATTGCACTTCCCGAAAATTCACCTGTTTTAGCAGCTGCAGGTGGTACTGTTTCTACGGGATACAATCAACAAAGTGGTAAATATATAAGAATAATGCATGATGATGGTTCAGGATTGATATCCTCTTATGCACACTTAAATGAACCTCTTGTAAAAACTGGTGCCAAAGTTGCGGCAGGCCAACAAATCGCACTCAGTGGTGGCGCCACAAATAAAGGCGGTCATACGACAGGACCTCATTTACATTTTGCATTAAAACGAATAGCTGATGATAAATGGTTAGATCCTAAAGATTTCATTCCTGAATTGAGGGGTGCAGCAAAATCTGCTGAAGTTAAAACTGGTTCTGCACCAAGTGCTGTTAGAGTTGCTGGATCATCAGAATCACAAAGTGCTGGAGGTATGAGTGATGTATCATCTAATACACAAGAATCTTCAATGTTCCCAGATGTAAATTCTTTAATTGCTGCTGCACTTAGTGGCGCAGAAAGCTTAGTTAAAGGCACTGCATCTATGTTCCAAGATACAAGCATTAAAACATCTCAAGCTGATCCGTTGAATAAAATGAATGAAAGTATAAGAACAGCTTTAATGGATAGAAATAATCAACCACCAATCACTAATGTTGTTAATAACAATGTTGCATCAGCTGGTGGATCTTCTGGTAATGTTGGACAATATATGAGTCCAAGAAGTAGAGATAGCACAAAATCTCTGGCCGAACTGATGATGTTCAGACCAGTAACAGGAATCGGTTAGTAGAAAAAAGAAACCCACCTTTCGGTGGGTTTTTTATTAGTCCTCTGAAGCAAGTCTTTCAAAGTATTTCATGTCATCATCTTCATCCAAGTCAGGTTCTTTGACTGTCTGAGGTTTTGATTTCACTTGTTCTTTGATCTGTTCAACAGTAGTCTTTGAAACAGGTTCACCACCTGCAAGACCGAGAACTTTATCCAAACGTTCTTTGAGTTTGTCATAAGACTTAAACTCTTTATCACCAGTCAATTCTGATAGTGAGTGTTCAGACTTCCAAACTTTTTCAAGTTCATCATCATCATCTAATAGTGGCTCTGAGGCCTCAAATAAAGAACTATCATAGTTTTGGTAACCATCTACCTTACGAATCTTCAGTTTAAAGTTAGCACCTTTCCATAAGTCAAATGGATTAATTGGTGTTTCATCTTCAAACTCAGGATTCATTGCAGCAGTAATCTTGTCAAAGATTTTTTTACCAAACTTGAATAAGAATACCTTGCCATTGTTTTCTGGATGTTTGGGATCAGAAACAACATAGATGTTAGCCACATAATTTAGTTTACGTTTTTGTTTACGAACAATTTCTTTGTTCGCTTCAATACCTGAATTCCACAAAGAAGAATTGTGTTCACAGATAGGACACTGTTGATTTTTGGTTGTTAAGCAATTATCAATTAACCAACCACCTGGTCCTTGAAAACCATGTGAGAAGATTTTAACCCATGGCAGTGCATCATCACCATCACCAGGTGATGCAGGTAGAAAACGAATAGTAGCCATGCCATTACCTGACTTATCTACTTCTGGTTTCCAATAATTTTCTGCACGGTTTGGAAGTTCGGTGTTACCGATTGATTCTAGAGCCTTAGACAATTTGTCTAGGTTGCCTGATTGGCGTTTGAGGTTCGCAAATGAACTCATAGTATTACCTTTCGTATAAACGGAGTATTAACGGAATATTTCAATGTACTTCTCATAATCAACTGCTAGTATATC